TAGCTGCAAGAACAGATATCGTTGCAGACCCTTGGTATTCACCTGCTGGATTCAGCAGAGGACAAATCAGAGGTGCTGTAAAATTAGCATTTAACCCCAACCAGATACAACGAGACGAACTCTACAAAGCAAGAGTAAATCCTGTTGTAACATTCCCTGGTCAAGGTACATTGTTATTTGGAGATAAAACAGCATTGTCTAAACCAAGTGCGTTTAACAGAATAAATGTAAGACGTTTATTCATAACTATGGAAAAAGCAGTATCAACAGCAGCTAAATTCCAACTCTTTGAGTTCAATGATGAGTTCACTAGAGCACAATTTAGAAACTTGATTGAACCGTTCCTTAGAGACGTACAAGGTAGACGTGGTATTACAGACTTCTCAGTAGTCTGTGATGAAACAAACAACACAGCGGAAGTAATTGACAGAAACGAATTTGTGGCTGACATCTTTGTCAAACCAAATCGTTCAATTAACTTCATCAAACTAAACTTTATCGCTACAAGAAGTGGTGTATCGTTTAGTGAAGTCGCTGGGGCATAGGAGGTAAAACATGGCTAATATAACAGATTTTGTCTCTAAACTAAAAGGTGGAGGAGCTAGAAACAATCAGTTTAAAGTAACAATGCCTTTCCCTGGTTACGCAGCAGTTGGTGGTGAAACAGAAGCAATGGCATTTTTATGTACTGCTACTAATTTACCCCAAAGTGAACTTGGTGAATTAACTGTAAACTTCCGTGGTAGACCTATCTACATGGCAGGTGATAGAACATTCCAAACTTGGACTACTACTATCATCAACGATACTGATTTCTTAATCAGAAATGCTATTGAGAGATGGTCAAATGGTATAAACAACCATTCAGATAATGAAGGACTTGTAAATCCTGTTGACTATCAAGTGGACGCATTTGTCGATCACTTAGATAGAAATGGTAATACAATCAAGTCTTACACTTTCAGAGGTATGTATCCTACTGTAATAGGTCAAGTTGATCTAACTATGGAACAGGCAACAACCCTTGAAACATTTGAATGTACTTGGAGATACCAATACTGGGAATCAAACACTACAACATAAAGTTGAAATAGGGCGTCTTTCGAGGCGCCCTAAATAATATAGTATAAAGGAGAAAAGTAGTGGCAGAAATATTTGGTTTCGAAATCAAACGAAAAGAGACTAAACCTAATAGTCAACAGTTTACCGCACCATCAAGCGATGACGGTACACAGACAATTATGGGTGGTGGTCACTTTGGAACCTATCTTGATATCGAAGGAAAAGTAAATAATGAATCGGACTTAATTAGACGATATAGAGAAATTGCTATGCACCCAGAGTGTGATATGGCAATTGAAGATATCATTAATGAATCCGTGGTTGTAGATGATAACCAAGAGGTTGTTCGTCTAAACTTAAATAAGGTTCCATTTTCATCACAAGTTAAAAAAAGAATTACAGATGAATTTAAAAACATAATAAGTTTATTAGAGTTTGAACAAAAAGGTCACGACATATTCAGACGTTGGTATGTTGATGGTCGTATAGTATATCATAAATTAATAGATCCTAAAAACACAAAGTTAGGTCTTACAGAGTTACGATATATTGATCCAAGAAAAATTAAAAAAGTAAGAGCAGCTAAACAAAAACCAGGTAATGAGTTTGCACCAAAAGATCCAAAAAGACCTCAAGCCGTTGAGTTTGATGAATTTTTTATTTACAATGAAAAAGGCGTACAACCTGGTGCAAGTGCAACAACAGGACTAAAGATAACTAAAGACGCTATCGCATATTGTCCTAGTGGTTTAGTAGATCAACAAAAGAATTTAATATTGTCTTATTTACATAAGGCAATCAAACCAGTTAATCAGTTGCGAATGATTGAGGATAGTGTTGTTATCTATCGTATATCAAGAGCACCTGAAAGAAGAATTTTTTACATTGATGTAGGTAACTTACCTAAAGTAAAAGCAGAACAATACCTCAAAGATGTAATGAACAGATATAGAAATAAGCTTGTGTATGACGCAAGTACAGGTGAAATACGAGACGATAGACAATACATGTCTATGTTAGAAGACTTCTGGTTACCAAGACGAGAAGGTGGTAGAGGTACAGAGATTACTACTTTACCAGGTGGATCAAATCTTGGTGAGATAGATGATATCAAGTATTTCCAAAAGAAATTGTTTCAATCATTGAATGTACCATACAGCAGACTTGATAGTGAAGCGTCTGGTGGTTTACAATTAGGTCGTTCAACAGAGGTAAGTAGAGATGAACTTAAATTTACTAAATTTGTTTCTAGATTGAGAAATAGATTTAATGTTTTATTTCACGACTTACTTAAAACACAACTAATTCTCAAAGGTGTTGTAACTATCGAGGATTGGGAAGCAACATTAAGTCAAACAATTAAGTACGAATATGTAAACGATGGATATTTTGCTGAAATTAAAGAAAGTGAAATGTTTAAAGATCGTATGGAAATATATCGTAATATGAAAGACAATGAAATGATTGGCAACGTTTATTCAAAAGAATGGGCCATGAAAAATGTTCTAAAAATGACTGATGAAGAAATTGAAGAACTACAAAAACAAATTGAAAATGAAAAACAAAGCGCACCTGATCAAGATGGTGATGAAGGAGACATGTAATGAGTATAGACGATACAAAAGCAATGATAGACGCTTTAGACAACGGTGATACTATTGAAGCAGAAAAAAATATTAAAGCTGCATTAGCAGATAAAGTTGGTGGTGAATTAGACGCAAAGAGAAAAGACTTGGCAGGCACTATCATGAACAAAGAACCTGAGGGACAAGATGGCGCTGACGCTGAACCAGTTGAGATTGACAATTAAAGAGAAAGACGAACACAAACGTTCTCTTAATTATCGCAAATTGGCGCCTAAGGCCAAAAAGGCAGTAGATGATGTTTTCGGCATGATGGCGAAGACACCACAAAAAGTATTAACTATGTTTCCAAGAATACTACAACAAGTAGCACAAAAACATAAAATACAACCAAAAGACATTGAAACCTATTTCGAAAAAGAAACAGGTCTAACCATATAAAGGAGAGTAAAAATGGCAATAGTAAACGCAAGAAATTTAGTAGATAGTGCGACTAGAACAGTAAGAATGTTTGAAATCAATAACGCTACTAACTCAAACGTAGTTGTTGTTGACGCAAGTACATTAAGAGGTCACTCGTCTAACCCAACACTACACATAAGAAGTATTAAATGGAATACAACAGCAGCAACCTCAGACGTAGCATTTTTGTTTGACGCAACATCAAATGATCACGCAATATCAGTACACGGTTCTGGTGAGTATGGATTTCATGGTAAACAACCATTGATCACAAACCCAGAAAGTTCTGGCGTGACAGGTGATATTGTAATCACTAACGCAAGTGCTGTTACAGGTACTTTTATAATTGAAGTAACTAAATCAAAGGGTTATGACAATTCAGGACAAACAAGATAAATAGAATAAAGGGGAAATACGCAACATGAAACTTATTAGAGAAGAAATAAACGAGGCACAATATATCGTTGAAGCCGATGAAAGCGGTAAAAAGTCTCATAAAATCAAAGGTATTTTCATGCAGGCAAACATTAAGAACAGAAATGGTCGTGTTTACCCACAGGAAGTATTGGAGAAAGAAGTTAACAGGTACAATAAAGAATTTGTACAGCGCAAAAGAGCATTTGGTGAGTTAGGACATCCTGACGGACCAACTGTTAATCTAGAAAGAGTATCACATATCATAACTAAACTAGAGGGTGATAACAAAGGTAATTATATCGGCGAAGCAAAAATTACTGATACACCTTATGGTAAGATAGTGAAATCTCTTATAGACGAAGGCGCACAACTAGGCGTTTCTTCTAGAGGCATGGGTTCTCTAGAGAATAAAGGCGGTACTAACTATGTGAAAAGTGATTTTTACTTAGCGACTGCAGCTGATATAGTTGCAGATCCATCGGCACCACAAGCATTCGTCAATGGCGTAATGGAAGGTAAAGAGTGGGTTTGGGACAACGGAATCATCAAAGAACAAGATGTTTCTGAAATTAAAGCACAAATTGAGCGTGAAACTAGAGAACGTAAGGCTGTAGCAGAAGCAGTAGCTTTTGATAGATTCTTACAGAAACTTACGAAATAATAAATAGTTATACGCAAAAATTTGATATCAAATTAGGAGAGTAAACACAAATGGCTGAAGATATAAAAAACGAAAAAGAAATCGTTTCTGAAGCTCCTAAGGGCGCAGACGCTCCAAAAGCGGGGGCTGGTAAAGCAGACCCAATGCAAAAGGGTGGCGACTATGAGGATCTTGGTCCAGCACTTGTTAAACCTGATCAAAAACCAGGTCAAGACAAAGCTGACGACAAAGTAAAAAAGGACTCATCTGCTCCTACTAAAGGTGCCGCACCAGCAGAACCTATGGCGAAAGTCAAGGAAGACGCACACGATGGTGAAGACGAAAAAGAAAAAGAAGACGATAAAGACGAAGACGAAATCATGGAAATGCCAAAAACAAAGTCTGGTATGATCCAAGCAATGTATGACAACATGAACAAAATGAAAAAAACAGACATTCAATCTGCATATCATAAAATCATGTCTGCAATGCACGGTGACAACAAAGAAAAAGACGAAGCAATGCATGATGATGAAGAAAACAAGAAAAAAGTTAAAGAAGCTGTAGATCAAAGAGTAAAATCTATTGATGTATCAGATGACGTTAACGCTCTTGTTTCTGGAGATGACTCTTTATCTGAGGAGTTTAAAACAAAGGCTGCTACAATCTTCGAAGCTGCTGTTAAGTCTAAAGTAAAATCTGAAATCGAAAGATTAGAGGGTGAATACGCAAGTGAACTAGACGAAGCAAAAGCAACTACTAAGGAAGAGTTAACTACTAAGGTTGACAATTACCTAAACTATGTTGTTGAGCAATGGATGGCAGATAATGAATTAGCAATCGAAAAAGGTATTAAGGGAGAAATCGCTGAAGACTTTATTGGTGGGCTAAAACAATTATTCGAAGATCATTACATTGATGTTCCAGATGAAAAATATGACGTTCTGGAAGCAAAAGAAAAAGAGCTTGAAGAAATGAAAGCTAAAATCAATGAAATGACTGAGAAGTCTATTGATGATAAAAAGATAATCGAAGGATACACAAAAGACGAAATCTTTGAAAGCACTGTAGAAGGATTAGCTGATACAGAAAAAGAGAAGATTAAATCTTTAGTAGAAGACGTAACTTTCGAAAATGCTGACGCATACTCTAAAAAATTAGCTACTATTAAAGAAAGCTATTTTGGACAAGCGAAAGCACCTGAATCAACTGAAAATGTTGATACAGTCCAACAAAATTCTAATGATGGTAACACAGTAATGGATATGTCTGATAGCATGTCTCGTTATACGGCTGCAATCAGTAGGGGACAAAGTAGAGATATCTACAATAAACAATAAGAAATAAGGAGAGATAAACATAATGTTTAATTCACAAAACTTACAGGAAAAATGGTCTCCGGTTCTTGAACATGCGGATCTACCAAAAATAGATAACCCTTACAAGAAAGCGGTAACTGCTGTTATCCTGGAAAA